ATAGCAGTAAATGCAAGGGTAATGGATGCAGCATATGCCCCTGCTTGACCTTTGAACAGTTTTTGTGCAATAGATGCTGCTGCGACAGTCCCAACGGCAGTTGAAAGCACTTCTGCCCACAACCAACCGTCATCACCTGTCTGCATATACTCATTTGCAAACAACCATGTTAACCCAACCGTCAAGGCAATAGTAGCACCGGTTGCTACGAATCCGAAAATGTTTGACAGGACAGGTAGAGTCTCCAAGAACGCATTACCAAACTTCCATGCAAGCAGAGCAGTACCGGCTGCGATAGCAAGTCCTTCAATGACACCAAGGTTTTCCTTCACATACTCTGATATCTGTCTGATCTTTTCATCAAATGCCGTGATTTCCTCAAACATCCCACCGTAGTCCGTCCCTGAAGTGACCGAACCACCACCACCTGAACCTGACTCGTTCTGCATTACATTCAGTTCGTCAAACGCTGCCAACCACTCCTTGGTTGCCTTTGCTCCACTCCCGGCAGCATCAGAAGCACCTTCCATTGCTTCTGCTCCTTGTTCAACCGCTTTTGTCCAAGACTTCTGTCCTGACAAAAGGGCAACAAACTGATTCAACCAATTCGCAGCATTGATGATCGCACTTGTCAGACTCCTGAACAGAGGAATGAGTGCCTGAATGACCGGAGATAGCATTGCACCAAGGCTATTCTTCAGAGTGAGTGTCGCTGCCTTCGCTTCGTTCATGCTCTTGGCGAACGAACCGTTTACCGTCTTTGACCATTCATATACATTATTGACCCCTTCCTTCATGGAACGGATCAGACCACGGATAGCAGCACGAATCAGCATTGTTGTGGCAATGCGTTTGATCCTGCTGAACAAACGGGAAACACCGCTTGCGAAATCTTTGAATCCTTCTTTTAACTTGGAAAATGTAGATGTAGTTTCCTCCGATTGTTCTTTTATCTCTGAAACAGATGTTGATGCTTCTTTTGTGGCAGTAGTAACTTCCTGTGTCGCTTTTTTTGTTTCTCCAAGGATATTATTATATCCTTCAAGTGCTTTTTTGCTTTCTTTCGCCCAAGAAGCATCACCATTTTCTTTCAGATTGCGTTGTGCTTCTCTTGCTTGCTCATTAGGGTCTTGATACCATTGAGGATTTTTCGCCCGTCTTTCTTCTTCTGTCTCAAACCCCTTTGTCCAACCCATATTATTGGCATAAGTGCGTTTTGCTTCTCCTGCCTGTTGCCATGCCCTGATTTCTTCAACAGTAGGTGTTTTTGCCCGTGATGCAACAGAAGTCGCTCCGGTCATTTTCCCAATGTTCGGCAGTTTTATTGCACCAAATGATTTCAGAGTCCTCAATTCCTCATTGAGTTTCATCAGACCGGAAACCGCTTTTCCTACCCGTCTGCTCAACGAAGAAAGGGAAGTGATTAAAGTGTCAATTCCCTGTGATGCTTTCTCTGCATTACCATTAATAGTAAGTTCAAGCGTTTCAAGGTTTGCCATTTTAACCACTCCCCATGTCGGTTTTCTGCTTGGTTAAACGTTTCATACCGTTCAACCATGTAATCAACTTCCTCTTTTCTTCCCTGACTTCTGCCTGTTTTTCTGCTTCTGTCTTTTGGAAGAGGTCAAGAGGTTTCTTCAAATATTCTTCCTTCTTCTTGCCAAACATACTGCCAAGAACCGTCCCAAATGCGTGTGCAACATATGCTCCTTGAATCCACGCATTTTCGTTCTCGACTTTCCGTTTGAGAAGGTACGCTTGGGCATATGCCCTGACCATCCACGGATCACCATACCAATACTGTTCGTAGGTCATCCCGTAGGCTATATATACCGGACACAGTTCCGTGAAAACTTCTGTGTATGTTATTTTTTCTGACGGTAGTTCGTCATCTATTTCGATTACATCTCCACCGTCATCTTGGAGTTTTTTGCCTTGTCTCCTTCCTTATTAGACAGTGCTTCAAACGGTGCAGCGTACAACGCACCCAGTCGCTCGGCAGCACCTTCAGGAAGTCCACCAAGTTCATCAAACAGAATACGATCTGTCTTTTCACGGGACACATTCTTATGGTGCATCCTGAAAGCGTAATAAAACAGTTCAGGAATCTTGCTCATAGGAAAGCGACCCACATCGTCAATGTCGAATCCCCTTGCTTCAGCGAATCGGACAGATTCACGATTAAATTCCAGAGTGTAATCCACTCCGTTTTCCACATCGTGGATAATGATGGGTTTCACCTGTTCGTTGATCTCTTTGCTTGCCATTTTCTTTTTCCTCCCCGTATAGGTTATTTAATATATGTAAGAGGGGTAATCCGATGATACGGGCATCAGAAGCAGTGCGAAACTGTTGTCCCCCGTCTTACCGTTGTCATGTGGGCATCATGCCCGTAAGGTTAGGTACTGGAAGTTGCCCAACCGGCAATGCTATTGGGGACAACATGGAGAGTGGACTCAATGACTGCATCAATACCCATTTCGTTCACACCCAGTTCCGTGGGGATGCCACTGAAATAAAAACTGTCAAAGTTAGGAATGACAATCTCAAACCAAGTGGACAGTCCGGATGCCCAAGCAGTAGCAGCACTGGAAACCAGAGTAGTCCAAGCAGTTTTGAGACTGGCAGTCAGGTTGGCAGTGAAGTCGAAGGAATCTCCAACGGACTTCACACCGTCAATGTACCGATGATATTCATCCTCCAAGTTAGTCACCTGTAACTTGTTCGGATTGATATCAATGGCAGGAGTCCCTTTAATGTCCGGAATCTGAAGATAACCGGATGCAGGACGAGAACCGGCAGAGGTTTCTACCGCATACTTGACCTTGACACCAATGGTATTGAACTCAAGTGCCATTTTCTTTCATCTCCTTACGATTTCTCTTTGTGGTAATAGGTTCTTCTTTGGGTTTTTCCTGCGGTTTCTCTACGGGGAATACTGCAAAGCACTTTTTGCAGTGATTATCTTCCCCGTTTTCGTGACCGCAATAAGGACATTTCATTGCACTACCTCCTGTACATATGGAATGTAGTGGTTTCTACCTGTTCGTTTCCACTTCCGGTAACAGTAGTGATACCCTTGTCAACAATGACCGTATACCTTGCGTACTGACGGAAAATGCTCCGTTCAATGTTCAGCGGTTCGTTCATATGAGTCCGTCTGAACTTCATACTCTGCATGATCCCGTCTACCAGTTTCAGCAGTTCCCTACACTCACTCCGGGCAATTCCTGCTTTATCAGAGTAAATGTCAATCTGGTAGGTCAGTCTGGTATAGTTCTCGGCACAGTCATCGGTGTTCATGCTCTGGACTGGCAGATTCCCGGTTTCCCGGACAACAATGCAAGGATATGTTGCAGATTCTTCAATGAAACCTTTGCTGATGTTCATATCCGGGTAAACAGAAGTGACCCCGTTGAACACGGTATCAAATACCAGACTTTCAACATCAATCACAACCGTGTCACCTCTCTTGCGATCCTTGTGCTATTGCCCATGATGAAATCATACGCATCCAGAAGTCCATGCCTTGGTTCTACCCGGTCATATTCTTTCCCACCGAAGAACCAGTAACCCTCACCGGGCATCAGGTGGTTGGTGATATAGAACAGACCGTATGGGTACTGTGCCTGTGAGTAAGATGCCACTTTGATAGGTACTGGTGCGTTCTGTGCGAATGGATGATCTTCCATTGTGGCATATCCTGCACCGAACTCTGCAATGATCGTAGCATCCGAATCACCGGCATTGGCAACGATTTTTGCCTGTGTCTCACTGACTAAATCTACTTCAGCAGTGGACATATTCCCGTAAGCAATCCTTGCCCTCATTGCCCCCTCTTCAGCAAGCATTTCTACCGTCTGTTGAAGGGAATACGCAAGGTTTTCTTTCACCTTGGTCAGTTCACGGATTGCCTTGTTGATACTGCTCGTTGACAGGTCAATATTGATCGTCACGATACATCAACTTCCTTCAGGTAATAAATCAAATGATTCAAACTTCTCGCCTTACGGACTACCTGAAAGTTGTGAGGAAGGATTTCAGTTGTTTCAACTGTCTGCATCTGACCGTTGACCTCAACCTGTGTCTGCACTGTCTGTTCATGGGGAATCCCAAACCAGATAATGCTTTCTTCTCCCATCGTACAGGACAAATCTTCCGTTGTGGCACGATGGGTATAACCCGTCTTGATGCCATACCGTTCCAGTTCTGCCATACCCTGTGAACCAAGGTTGTTAGCACCGGAGGAAATTGCAACGGACATTTTTGCCGAAACAGGAGTGCCGTAGGTGATCGTTTTCTCACCTGTTTTCAGACCGTTGGAGTCTGTTACCCATGATGTTCCGGAAGGGTTTGCAAACCACAGTGTTTGCTTGTTTCTGGCAAGCAGTCTCACGGTTATCCCCCCACTTTCGCAAACGGGGTCAGTCGGCAGAGGATATCGTCATCATCTACCGTGGAATAAGTGCGGTTAACACCGTTTTCTTCGTGACTGTTCTCACCTTCGCTGCCCCTACGCAGGAAAAGCCTTGATGCAAGATCGCACTGGATTCCGTCATACCTTGCAGGAATGTCGCTCACTGCTTTACTGGTATCGAACGGATAAAGCCTTTCCAACATTTTCTCACCGGCAACGGCAAGGTAGACCGTCACAACCGCATCAGTTGCATCTTCGTCATTCTCGACAAGGACTTTCACCCTTGCGATCTTTTCTGCATCAGTCATTGCCATGACGATCTACCTCCGTTGTCTTACTTCACGGTTTTCCGTCTGCGAGTCGCAGTGGTTTTCCGTGTGGTGGTTTTCTTTTCCGGTTCTTCGACCGGTTCTTCAGGTTC